CGCCTCAAAAGAAGACATTGCACGACAACCCTAGAGTTGACGTGTGGTGGAACGCTTGCGAGGCGGTACTTGGGAGTCGGGGTGCCATCCGTCCTAAGGGACGTGGGGCCACCCGACAGGTACTCCCTCGCAGCACGCGGCAGCGTGCTGCGTTCCTATCTGTATCCCTTCCTTCTGCAGCCCACAACAAGCTCTTGAGCTTGGTGTGGGAGGCCCTCCTCGGTGTGGCAGCTGCCTACCGTCCTCTACCAGTCTGGGGTAGCCGCTTTGGCAACAAACGTTGTTTGGAGCTTCAGCGGCTGGCCCTATGGTTGGTGAGGACGGTAGACGGTCAGGGGATCGGGGCGACGATTGCTTGGTTGAAGTCGGCGGCCAGCGGCGCGCGTAACACTTGTGTTACCGGCGCGGCCTTGCTTCCTTCCACAAGGTTCCTTGTGCGGAAGATTCTGATTGGCGATACTCGCCTCGAATCTCTCGACCAGCTTTCGTTCCTGTCCCGGTCCCTGCCTGAAGGTGACTCTGTCGTAGAGTCAAGGACGTTGGTGGCTCATCGAGCCAACATGACGACTACCTTCAAGACTGCACCGAACCTGATCTCTAACCTCCGTGGGTTTGCCATGGCGTTTGCGCTACGGCACCTTAAGAAGGAGGACTTGCGTGAAGAGGTGGTCCCCACCCCCTCTGCAAGTCTCGACTCCTCTCGTAAGGATGGAGGTTGCCGAGAAGAAGTCCGTCGCATGTTTATGCGATGGCTCATTGAGTGCCCCACTGATGTGGTGCCCCATGACGCTTGGAACCAAGCGATCTTCTCGTCCGAATGGCTAGACCCAGCTGAGGTCTATGGCCTTCGGAGAGCTCAGGCAACATCACACGTTGCTCGTGCAGCCGCTTATAAAACGGCGGCCGCTGAGACCCTGGAACACCGTGTTCTCACGGTTCCGGAACGCGGCTGGAAGCGCAGAGTTGTCTCTGCCCCTCCTGCCTTCGCCACCGTTGCCGGCACAGTTTTAAACCGTGCCATGCTACGCGGCGTACGTCGTTACGGACCGTGTGCGATGTTCCTCCGTGGCGATCGGAAAGGTGCGGTGGAGCAGGCGGTATCCAGTTCTTCGACTGGATGCCGTTTTGTCTCAACCGACCTTACCGCCGCCACAGATCGACTCCCGCTGGATCTAGTCCGCGCGGTCGTCGACGGGTTGTGTGATGGTTGGAGTGGCCTACCACCGGTCTGGGCGGAAGCTCTTTATGCCCTCACGGGAAAACAGAGCCTCCGCTACCCTTGGGGGCAGACAGTCCAATCTGAATCAGGAGTGTTGATGGGACTTGGGCCTTCATGGCCCATTATGTCCATCATCCACGCCTGGTGGGTTGAACTGGCTGCCTCCAGGGTCGGGATCCCCCGCTCAGTCGCCCGACGTACCACCGCAATTGGTGGTGACGATTTATTGGGCGCCTGGCCCCCGAGGTTGGAGGAGTCCTATCGCCGTCTCGTTCTTGAAACGAACGGCAAGCCTTCAAAAGGCAAGGACTTCTCCAGCGACACCTCTGGGAACTTCACCGAAATGACCTTTTGGGTCGTCGGCGAAGCGGATGGGACCCCGCAGATCCGGTGGTCAGCAGCCATCCCCACCAAGGGGCTTGTAGGCACCAGCATCGACGAGCTCGGTGCAGCCTACGAATCCCTTGGTTCCGAACCTGGTCGGTGTTTGCGTGGCCGGCGAGTGCTGAAAGCACTCCGTCCGCACGCCTGGCGCGTCTGCCGTGAGGCAGGCGTGTCAGTTAACGCCCCCCGCCTTCTAGGCGGGGCTGGCCTTCCTCCTTTGCGAGGATCGCTGGCGCGTGTCGACTTCAAGAAGTGGCACGCGTTGGCTCTTGGCAAGTTCCTTTATGGATCAGGTCAAGACCAGATCCCCTTCTCTCCACCCTCTTGGGTGGAAGCAGCGGATCCAGCGGTTTGGGAGGCCAGGCAGGTTGCGGAGTCGACGCTGAGGGCGGAAGCCGAGATCGGCATCGTGTCTTTTGACACGAAGCCTTTGTGCGGCACTCCAGGTTCCAAGCACGTTGTCCAGTCCATATCGGACCAGATGGCGTGGTGGTCTGGAGCGCGTGTGTTCTCGGACACACCTTTCCCCCCAGTGGCGACGGAGATGGTGTCCTTGAAGAAGTACCACCGCCTTATAAAGCGTTGGTGCCTCTCTCGGACAAAGGAAGGGATACCGAGTTCCCTGGCCGTGAAGTCAGGGCGAAACTCACGTTTCGCTCTCACGGCCAGGGCTCGGCGGAACCGCGACCGGTGGGTCATTCGGAATGCGTTGCATGGCAACGGCATTCCTGTTGATCCTCG